CCCTAGTAACATATATGAAAGTCGGTCTATGTTAGTAGTATTAACCGTTATCGCGTCACTAATTGTGTACTGTAAGCTTTCAACTTATAGGTACGCACATGATGTGCTAGTGACCTTCGCGTTAACGAGGGTATATATATTCGTGGTGCACACTAAAACTTGTATTTGTGTGCATGTGTGTCGGTCCAGTATTCACAGAACCATACATCGTAACTCTCGAAGAGCCCGGTGTAGTATGGGACTGAAACTGTGTGGTCAGTACTGGGGGAGGGGAAGTAGCGGATGATCGGGAGTAGGCCGAGATCGTACAGCGGCAGGAAGTCATCCGGAAGCAAGTTGCCGTTTGGTGAGGGCATCCTGAGCTTCTCCCTCGCCAGGAGCTCGAATACATCGAGTGGTATCAACACCTGGTCAGGGTCCGTAGCCGAATAGGATACACCGAAGCGGTGCATTACCTCAGATATGGTGATAGGTAGGCCAGTTTGTGCATCGAGGCAGTCGTCAAGGAGGGAGGGAGTAATAGAGCCCATTCCTAAGACGCGGTTTAAGATGTCGGTGGAAATGTTTTTGAAACTCGGGATGCGTAGTTTCGCGCGTATATCGGCGGGGGCACCTAGGTATGTTTCAATCTCCGTCCGTGCATAGTCCTGCTGCTGGGAGGATAGAACGGCCACGGGGGGGCGCTCTTTGAGTTGTGTTCTGTTCATCCACACAATGTGCTCGGCGAGAGCAAGACGCGGTATATTTGACGTGGCGAAGCTAAGTCCGGTGTCAACGCCCTCATTTACGACGTTCATGATGTCGCGACGGAGCCGCGCAGGGTGGGCAATAACGATGTTCTTGTTGGCCAGGCGACCGATGATTGAGTTCTGCATCTGTTGTACGCCGTGATGTGGCAGTTCCCCGAGTTCCCAGTCAATTGCAGCGGATGGGAGTGGACGAGTAGAGCAGAATACTCGGTCATAGCCGTTGCCAAGGCGTTGCGCACCAAAACCTCCCTGTGAGGGGGGGATGAAGAGGGTAGCGTAGTTGTCGACGGGCTGTACCACCTGCGTGCCGTCGATTCGTGTGGCCTTGATATACGCGTAGTGCATTAATACAACACGCCGTACATCTTCGGCAAGACCTGGGTCGAAACCACGGCGAATCATCATGTTGAGCGCGGAGGATGACCCCACAACGTAAGCGGGTCCGGCGTCGATGACTGGGTCCTGTAGATCGCCGCTGACGAAGGAGGATACGGCGCGGGCAAGGGAACCAGTAATCCCCTCATGATTATACCAGATTCGGAGGTATTCCGCATCTGTCTGCCCGAGAAGTTGTTTCGAAGCTTGGGCTTCAAGGGCGGCATTGGTAACGTGTCGGAGGAAGAAGAGAGCATCAGTGACTTCGTCGGCGGCGTAGTCGCCGTCATCACCGTTGATCTTGTCTTCGGAAAAACTAATTGGCCCGGCGAGGGCACGACTCACTGTCTCCTTGGAAATGTGCTTGTATACGTAATTACAGGTGTTATTAATGAATGTTGTAGTACGCCATCCCGACCATAGTCCCTGGAAGACGATTCGGTACATGCCGTCGGTGCCAACCTCACGGACAAACATCTGGTCCAGGGAGCTCGCCAACCATTCACTGCACCGTGCGACGTGCCCCGCGTAATTGACACCGTTCCAGGACCCCGGGGCCGCAAGAGTAAGAGCAGCGTCACGGATCAGCTTCAGCCAAAACTTTTTCATTGTAGCGATCGAGTGTAGTCGATTAAAGTCGTCATAATCCAAGGCAACGGTCCATTTTTTGCCGGAACGGACACGGTCGTGGCGTGTGAGGTGGTCAGAAAGGAGCTGATGTGGCTTGAGACCTAGGGTGAAGCTGTCCTCAGCTTTAAAAACCGCGGGCTCAATCCTGTCGATTGCCATTACCTCAATGAGGTTCTGCACGATTGGCCCGGGGATGATCTGGCGGAGTCGGATACCCGCCTCTGTTTTAATTTGTGCATTGGTTAGGCACTCGGCCGGTTCGTTTAGTATCTCAGTGAGGTACGAGGTGGGTACGTTATCAAGCCACAGCCGTTTGTTTAGATTGTTCTGTGGGATGTCCCAGCGCCTGAACAGTTCTTTGCCAGCGCCAACACTGCCCTTAGGTACGAGGGAGATGAAGCGCGCGTGAAACTGAGCGGGTGTATATTCTTCGTCGTCGGCGTAGCTGGCCTTCTTAAGCGCTGCGAGCACATGAGGACGAAGTTGTGCAAGGGCAGCATCTTCGAGGTCATTCCATGCCTTAGTTGCGGCCAGACGGCTCGGATCCAGTGTGACAGCTAAATAGGGGTGGGGTAAGGTGGATCGTTTCTCACAATATTTGTCGAAGCCTAATAGTTCATCTTGCGCACGTCCGGCGAGCAGGTGCAAGTACATCCAGTGTTCACGTCTCTCGATTGTTGGGTCGGAGAGTTGGATACCGGGTAGCGGGGCACCTTCGTCGGTACGTACTGCGCGCATTGCGTTGGGCAGGTTGCCCGTGCGGCGTATCATGTTATGGATACATTTACAAACCTTAGTAAAATGTTTAGCACCGTAACATGTGATGCCATTGCGTAAGAGGGTGTGGACCACGGTCGCGTTGGTTGGGCTCGACAGGGCGTATAAGGTTAGCCCAGCAAGGCCCTGCAAACCAAGGCCCCCCGTATAGATACACAGGGCCGTCGTGTAATCAAGCCCGTAGGTACCAGTAACGAGATCAAGCAATTGTATGAGCGGGGTTTCGGTAATACGCGTCCGTGACCGCAGCTCATCATCCAAAAATGGGTGTGTACTTTCGAGCGCTTGTGCGCGTGCGGGCAAGGGAATAGAAACGTCGAGGACTGTCATGACCGCGTCGATAAGTGAACTTTGTAAAGTGGAGTCACCCTGGTGTGCAAGGATAAAAGCTTCGTCAAGTGCACGCAAGTCCTGGAGGACCTGCGTCCGACGTGCTCGCGTTCTTGTTTGCAAGTCGGAGAAAGATGTGCCGAGTGCGGCACGACCCGTCGTCCCCGGGTCCTGCATGTTTATCTTCCTTCGCTTGAAACCGTAGTTCCGGTGCTTGGTTTTTGGGCCGAGACCGGGTTGGAGACGGTTCAACCCAATCTTGAGGGACCTAATAGCTGGGTGAGCAGCTAAGGGTTTGCAGTCCCGCTTCGCGTAGTCGCCCGCCATTCGTACTGAGTACTTGTGGTGGCGATAATATGCGTAGCAAGCGTACCAGGTTGGAGTAACACGCACAGCTGAGTGCGGGCCGATAGCGCACGGGTCAGCGTATAGACCGCGTTCCTGTGCGTCATAGTTACCAACAGGCCGGCCGCAGAGGAAGGATATCATTGCAGCTGGCCCGTGAAATAGGACAAGGTTGTCAATGCTAAGCAGTGTTAAATGCTCCAGAGTGGCAGTGCCGTACTGGTTCTGACGGTGGCGTGTCGTTGCGTGCCGGAACCGGGTCTTCTCGTCGTAGATGTGTAGTCCCAGGTTCGTTGTTTTAGGTGGTGGCCGCCCGGCACGCAAGTCTGCGAAGTCGCGGTTGTCCTCGAGTAGCATGGGGTTGTATAAGTTTAGGTGTTTAATCGCAATGTCAGGCATGTGTCCAGCAAAACTGCATGCGTGTAAAAGGTAAAGATCGTTAGTACCACCGATGGTTGTATCGGTGAGTAAGGTGTTTAACGCATTAAGGTAGTGTCGTTTAACCACGGCGTAATGATCGGAGTTGGCGTGGCGATTAGCACCGCACCAAATTGCGGATTCGCATAGTGAAGGAAAGAGATCGGAAAAAGAGGGTGTAAAGACTGAAGGTGAGACATGTTTAGCCGGTCTACGTTCCCGCTGATCACCACGAGGAGGTAATGTCTCATTGATC